CGCCGCCGATCAGGTGGCGCTGTTCTGGTACAGCTTGACCGCGCCGCCGACGTCGATCAGGTTGCCGCCCTGCCGGTTGAAGGCGACGAAGCCGATCTGGCCGTTGAGGATGAAGCCCGAGTCGGCCATGCGGAACAGGGTCAGGTCCATCACCTCGCGGATGAAGTACTTGCTGAAGTCACCGAAGGCGATCGACTTGGCGCTGGCGGCCATGGGCGCCATGTCCTGGTTGATGGCGATGGGGCGGCCCAGCAGACGGTCGGGCGCGCCGCCGGGGTTGCCCGCCTCGTAGCCGGGCACGAAGATCGGGCGGCCCTGGGTGTCCTTGATCTTGCGCACGGCTTTGAGCGAATGGTCGTGCAGCATGAAGCCGACGCTGGGGCCGCTGCGGTAGGCGGGATCCACGCTGTGCTCCAGATCCACCAGGTCGTCATAGGTGACGGTGGTGGTCTGGCCGGTGGCGCCGGCCTTGCCGACGGTGGTGGCGGTGATGAGGCCACGCGGCTGGCCGGTGCCGGTGCCGGTGGTGAAGTGCTGGCCGGTGATGCGGCCGATGCGCACGGCCAGCAGGCGCTGGATGTAGGCCTCGATGTCGAACATGGAGTCCTGGATCAGCTCGAACGGCAGCGCGATCTTCTTGGACGAGTACTTGTACACGTCCATGCTGATGTTGCCGAAGGTGGTGTCGCCGGCCGTCACGGCCGCGTTCTGGCCGACGATCTCGCCCACCTCGGAGGTGGCATCGGCGGTGGGGAAGTTCATCTGCGCACCGGTACCGGTTTGCAGGATGGTGGCGACGGCGCGCAGGCCGCCGGTGAGCTTCATCGCCTCGGTGAGCTGGCGGTAGTACTCGGTGGCGACGGTGTAGCCGCCCTCGACCGGCGTGGTGGTGGACATGGCGGCTTGCGGCATGGCCATGGCCTGGGCGATGTCGCCGCCCTGACGGGCGCGCATGGCCTGCAGGTCATCGGACGCCAGGTTGGCCAGTCCGCCGGTGAGGTAGGCGCGCAGGGCCTTGGTGTTGCCGCGATGCGCGCCAGGGGTGCGGGTGTTCTCGCTGACCAGGTCGGCGATGTCGCCGCTGGCGGCGTTCTCGGCGATCTTGGCGAGCGCGGCGTTGTGGCGGTTGATCTGGCCGTCGATGGCGTCGATCTCGGCCATGGCGGCGTCGTACTGCGACTGGTGCTCGGGCTTCCACTCGGGCGTCTTGTCGGCGTCGACGAGGGTTTGCAGGGTTTGCGCGAGGGCGTTGCGGCGCTCCCGCAGGGCTTGGATCGAGGCCATGATGGCTCTCCTTTCAGGTTGTGGCCAAGCGGCCGGGGTTGCAGCCAGCGCGGGAGCGATGGCCGGAAAAGCAAAGCCCGCCGGGTGGCGGGCTTGGGTGATGTGGCAGGCAGTCGGGTCAGGCCGGGATGCAGCGTTGCAGCGCCTGCCGACGCAGGGCGGCGCGGTCGACGGCAGGCGGCGGTGGTTCGGGAGGTGGTGCGGATGGTGCTGGCGGTGCGGCCTGGGCGGCGGGCGCATGAGCGTAGGCGCTCAAGTCCCAGGCGGCGGCCTTGGCCGGCTCTTCGGACGTGACGCGATCGGCGAAGCGCTGGGTGACGGCATCGGCGGCCTCGATCCAGGTTTCGGCGGCGCACATGGCGGTGAGCTGGTCCTGGTCGATGCCGGTGCGGCGGGCGTAGGTGGCGACGATGGTGGCGTCGATCTGCTCCAGCACGCCGGCCTCGTGCCGCATGTCGTCGGCGTTGCCGAGCGCGATGCTCCAGCACTTGTGGATCATCAGGAACGAACCGGGCGCCATCTCGATCTCGTTGGCGCCCATGATGACGAAGGTGGCGGCGCTGGCGGCCAGGCCGTCGACATGGGCGATGACCTTGGCCTTGTGCAGGCGCAGGGCCTGTTCCATGGCGCGGCCAGCAAACACGCTGCCGCCAGGGGAATTGACGCGCAGGTGGATGGTGTCGACATCGAGCGCGGCCACTTGCTGCACGAAGGATTCGGCGCTGACCCCGCCCCACCAGTAGGCGTCTTCGTCGGTGTCGACGATCATGTCGTACAGGTAGATGGTGGCCTCGGTGGCCTTGGCCTCGATGGTGAAGCGGCCACGGCCGCGGTTACTGGCCAGCAGCTGGCGGATCTTGGGTCGCATCGGCGGCTCCTTGGTTGATGGTGTCGCCGCCATCGACGGGCGGCATGTTCTCGGCACGGCGGATCTCGTTGACGCTGATCCAGCCCGGCTCGCCGGCGCGGCCGAGGGCGGTGCGGTAGGCTTCGTGGCGGGTCTTGATGTCGCCGCGCTCCAGGCCGCGGGTGTCCCACTCGCAGAAGTGGCGGGCGGTGCGGAAGCACTTGCGGTTGAACTCCTGCTCGATCTTGACCAGGTGCCGCTGCAGCGTGTACTTGGTGAAGCCGATGCCCATGTGCTCGACGCCGCTGCCCCAGCTGGTGGTCTTCTCCATGCGGCCGATCATGAAAGGTGGCACGCCGAAGATGCGGGCGATGTCCTCGACCTGGAAGTTGCGGGTCTCCAGCAGCTGGGCGTCAGCGGCCTTGAGGCTGAGCTCCTGAATCTTGGTGCCGCCGGTGACGACGATGGGTGCGTTGCCCTTGCCAGGGCCGCTGTAGCGGTCGATCCACTGCTGGCGCACCATGGTGATCTGGTCCTTGTCTAGCTTGGTGCTCTCGTGCGGGATAAGAGCCAGGTCGGGGCGCATGCCGGCGCTGAGCACGTTGGCTGCCTGACCGCCGGCGTCGAGCGCGATGTTGGCGGGCTGGCGCAGGGCGTAGGCAATCTGGCTCAGGCCGCGCAGGCCGTCGAAGCCGGGGCCGGGCACGTGGATGATGTCATCCTGGTCGTGGGCGACCAGTTCGCCATCGTCGTTGACCACGTAGACCAGACGGCCGTCCTGCCGCTTGACGTAAACGGCAAGCGGATGCAGCGGCGTGAAGCCGGCGATGGTGGGCGACAAGCGGGAGGCGCGATCGATGCGCATGAACAGATCGCCGTGCAGCAGGAGCGACTGCATGGCGAATTCCCAGCCAAGCGCAGCCGGCCAGGTGACGGCCATCTGCTCGTTGAGCAGCCACCACAGATCGTTGCGCACGCGCTCGCGCCCATCGTCGGTGCGGCGATAGACGTGCAGCGGCAGGCTGGCCACGGCACCGCCGATGAGCGAGACGCAGGCGTACACGGCCGAGATGGACATGGCCTGGCGCTCGCTGAGCGCGCGGCCCGTGAGGTCGCCCATGCCGCCGGTGAGCCAGGCATAGGCGTCGGTGCCGGGCGTGATGCCGCTGACGGGCACCGGATCGCTGGTGGTGTTCTCGGCCAGAATGGGGTCGACGCGCTCGGCGGCGGCCATCGGTGCCGGCGCGGCGCGGCGTGTGAGGAGGGACAGCAGTTTCACAGCGCAATGACCTCGAAGGTGGCGGGCGTCTCGGCCTGCGCGAGCGCCCGGCCCAGCGCCATCAACATGGCGATGGGGCCGTCTACCTTGTTCTCTGGCCGCTCCTTGGTGGGCGCGCGCAGCTCGTTGAACTTGCTGACCTTGACCACCAGGTTGCTGACCATCCAGGCCATGACGGGGTTGGCGTCATGGCGCAGCTGGCCTTCGAGCACCATGTTCTCGACCTGCAGCAGCGGCTGGGTGAAGAACATGGCGCGCTGGGTGATCTCGACCAAGGGCAGACCCTCCTCGATCAGCTTGCCGGCGAAATACATCGACAGGGCCGGGTCGAAGGCAATCTCTTGCACGTCGAAATCGCGGCAGAACTGGCGCAGGTGCTCGGCGACCACGTCGAAGTCGGTCAGGTCGCCGTCGGTGACCTGCACGTAGCCCTGGCGCGCCCAGCCCGACAGGTGGGCGTTGCCACTTTCCTGGATGGCGAGCTCGTTAAGGTACAGGCGCGTGCACACGCACCAGCGGGCGTCGTCGTCCTGGAACACCAGGCTGACGGCAGCAAAGTCCTTCTTCTGCGCCAGGTCGAGGCCGACCCAGGCGGGGCGGCCGGCGTACTGGCTGAGGTCGCGCAGATCCACGGCGCCGCAGCGATCCCAGGCGCGCATGTCCATCCATGGGCTTTCGCCGCTGACCCAGACGTTGAGGCGCTTGGTCAGGAAGTTATTGAGCGCCGAGGGCATGGCTTCGGCCTTGCGGGCGGCGGCCTCCATGTCGTCGGGCAGCACGCTGACGCCCCAGTTGGGATTCGCCTTGGCCCATGTGGTGCGGTCGAAGGGGTCGTCTTCTTCGTCGATGGTGTAGATGACACCGAACAGGGCCGGGTCTTCGATGACGCCACCGAGCACCTTGGTGACGTGGGTGCGGCGCTCGTAGCAGATGCCGCTGCGGTCGGTGCCGGCGGTGGTGATGCACCACAGCAGGGATTGCTCGCGCGCACCGCGGGCGGTGTCGATGACGTCGTACACGGCCCGGGTCTTGTGGGCGTGCAGTTCGTCGATACAGGCGAAGTGCACGTTCAGGCCGTCGAGCGTGCTGCCCTCGGCGGCGAGCGGCGCGAACTTGCTGGCGGTGGCGGCCACCGTGAGGCTGTGCTGCATGATGGCCAGGCCACAGTGCACGCGCAGGCCTGGGCTGCGCTCAGCCATGGCGCGGGCATCGTCGAACACGATGCGCGCCTGGTCGCGCGTGGTGGCGGCGCTGTAGCACTCGGCGCCCTGCTCCCGGTCGGCGACCAGCATGTACAGACTGACGCCGCTGCTGATGGTGGACTTGGCGTTCTTGCGAGGGACTTCGATGTACACCTCGCGGAAGCGGCGCAGGCCGGTGTCACGGTGCAGCCATCCGAAGACGGTGGTCAGGATGAAGCACTGCCACGGGTCGAGTTCGATCTTCTTGCCCTCACGCGCCCACTTGCCTTTGATGTGCGGCAGCAACTCGACGAACTCGCACGGGTGAACGGCGCGCTGGGCATCGAACACCCAGGGCCACACGTCGGACGGCGGGCGCTGCAGATCGGCCAGCTGGCGATCAACGGCCAGGCGCGTCCACTTGCACGCGGGCACGGCTCCGCTGGCCACGCCGTCCATGTACTGGCGGGCCAGGTCGAGGTGGTCTTTCATCAGCCGTTGGAGACGATGCCGAACTTGGCGAAGCCCGTGGGGGCCTCGGGTTTTGCTTCCACGCCCGGCAGGCCGAGCTGGATGTTGTTGCTGGGCTGCACCCGGCCGCGCGCGGCGGGCGACAGGCCGAAGTGCTGCAGGTAGCGGTGCAGCTGCTCGCGGTGGCGGGTGATCAGCTGCACGATGACGGACTGCTGCTGATAGCCGCTGGGGGTGGTGCTGTGACTGACCTCGTGCACGGCGTCGTAGTAGTCCATGCCGGCGGTGACGTGAGCATCGACACGACGGTTGAAGGCGGTCTCCAGCTCGGCCAGGCGGCCGGTCACCTGGCAGTACAGCGCCAACGCGGCGCGATCCAGCTTCGACAGAAGGCCCAGCTCTTCCAGCAGCGGCGTGATGCGGCGCCATTCCTTGCGCGCCTCCTTACCCAAGTGGCGCGGCGCGTCCGGAATCTCGATCGGCGGGTTGACACCAGCCGACAGATCAAGCGCACGCTTGCCCGCATTGCCTTCGAGCAGGCGCAACGCCGGCGGCTTGGGCAACGGACCCCGAGAACCACTCACTTCACAACACTCCTATTGCTATACCCCCTCCCCCTAAACCCGCGCGCATAAAAATTGAGGGGACCGATCGGTTTCCGGGGCCGAGGCCCCAGACTTTTGACCCGCCCCTACCCCATCCGTCGGCGGCGCAGGCCGCGCGCGGCCTCAGCCTTGCGCTTGGCTTCGTGGCACGAGGCACACAGGCCCTGCACGTTGTCGTCGGCATCGGGGTCGCCGTCACCGGTGAACTCCGCCAGCGGCACGATGTGATCGCGCTCCGTCGCCAGCCTGACCAACCCCTGGCGCCGACACTCAGCGCACAATGGATCGCGGCTGAACAAGCGCTCGCGCGCCCGCTGCAGCCAGCGGCCCGATCGGCGCTTCACGCCATGCGTCTTCGCCCAAACCGGCGTCGGATGCTTCACACACCGGCCGCTGCCGTCATGCACCAACACGCCACAGCCGGGATACGAACAAGGCTTGGGCGCTGATCTGGGCATGCTGAAAAAGGTGAAGCCCGACAAGTGGCGGAACCTGTCGGGCTTCGGGTGGGCTGCCGTGCCGGGAGGGAGGAGACACGTTGGCTGCAGCTTGCCTGAAATGTAGCGATTAAGTCTATGTGCCAGCAGCTGATCGGCCTGATCCAGATGCGCCTTGATCGTCGACGGCGCCCGGCCCAGGCGCTGCGCCGCCTCGGCAATCTCCAGGCCCTGCACGTAGATGCATTGCAGCGTCAGGTACAGGTGCGGGCGATCCCAGCGCAGCGCGGTCACCGCATCGTCCGTCAGCGCCGCGTCCACGTTGTCGATCGGGATCACCGACTCAGCCCGCGTGCCCTTGCCCGCCAGCCGCGCAAACACCGACTGCCGTGGATAACCCAGCGCGCCCGCCTCGCGCTGCACCGACCAGCGCGCCCAGTTCTCCAGCCGATCCTTCACCCACTCAATCCGCGCCATGCGCCACCCCCTCGGCCAGCGGCCACAACGTCAGAAATCCAATCCCGAACTGCGAGCCCAGCGCCACCAGCTGGCCCGTCTCACCGTCAAGATCATCGAACGGCGCACCCACCACGTGGCCGGCCTCGACGGCGTAGAAGCAATTGCGCTCGCCCCGCAGTGCACGCCGCACCAGCGCGAAGGCCTCGCGCCCCAGCCCGCCCGTGGCCTGGCGCTGAATGTCGGCGTAGGTCTTGGGCATGCGGCCCTTGATCAGCGCCAGTCCCTCATTCACGTCCATCGTCACCCCCGATCCGTCCGGCACCAGCGAGGGGGCTGGACGGCTGAAAGCCGCGCCAATGCTTGATCCGTCCATATGTCCATATGTCCATTGATATGTGTGCATGCTGCGCGCGGGCGCGCGCAGACACGTGTCCGCGCGCCCGCACGCATGTGAGAGATTCGACGCTAGAGGCTGGACGGCTGGACGGATCGCCGTTTCTCCTTGTGTGACAACACCTTGCGCCGTCCAACCCCTATGGGACGAGGTTGGACGAGGCTGGACGGCGGGGGCGTCAGGACCGGCGCCAGGCCGGGGCGAGACCCATCCGCACGGCGTCCGGCCGCGCAAGGCGTGATTGTTGAAGTGGTGTCAGGCATCGCCATCCGCGTGAATGCGGTCGTGGCACGACGCACACAGGGCGACCAGCTCGAATAGGAACTCGTGGCCGACGTGCGCATAGGTGAGGTGGTGCACCTCGGTGGGCGGGTTCTCGCCGCAGCCCTCGCAGCTGCCCTTTGCCCGCTCCAGCACCTGGCGACGGCGCTTGGCCCACGCCGGGCTGCTCAGATAGGGGGTGTACGAATCAAACCATTTGTCGCGGTCGAACTCAGCGCGAATCACGGCTGCGGCCGCGGCGCGCCGTTCTGCGTTGTCGGTCAGCAGAGATTCCTCGAACTCGCCGACCTCGGCCATATCGATGCCGGCCTGCGACATCGCGCCACCGACGCGCGCGCCGCAGTCCAGGCACTGCCTGACCAACTGCCAGGCACCACCAGCAACCGCGCGCTTGCGCACATCCGTGGACTGGTGCTGGCATTCGAACTCGGCATTGTGCTCCTGCCACGCGCGGTGGCGCGCGTTGTCGTGTTCGCGCAGCGTCAGCGGCCGCTTGATCGGTTCAGAAGGGGGCATCGTCGGCTCCTTGGTCGTGGGTTGGTGGGTTGGGCGAGGCAGACGATAGCGGCGCATCCCCCACCGCCCGCGAATAACCGCGCTTGCGCGCGCCGCTCGTTTCCCTGAACTTCGTGAAGCCCAGCGCCTTCATGCAGTTGGCCACGCGGGTTTCCATCAGCTTGTTGCCATCGATGCGGTCGGGCTTGATCTGCAACGCGTAATCGAACAGCTCGCGCGTGCTGAAGAAATCCCGCTTGGCCGGGACCGGGTCATTGGCGTGGTCGGTGCGGTGATTGCGCTCGGCATTCACATAGTCAGCCAGGATGTCTTCCCACACGTCGGTTTGCTTGAATCGCTCCTGTGCTGGGATGATCAACGTGCGCTCTTCCTCGGGTGTCGGCCAGGTGCGGCGCCGCTCGGCGTCATCGCTTCGCAACTCATGCAGCGCCTCGGCGAACAGCTGCAGCCGAATCGCCGCCAGCAGTTCGATATTGATGTCGCCCACCTCCAGCGGCCAGAACCGGCGGTCGCCCGTGACATCGCGCAGAAAGGTGTCGGCGTTGGTGGTGCCGCCCACCACCGCGTGGCGCGGTCGCTTGACCATGCGCGCGCCGTAGGGCGGACGAAACAGATCTTCGGACGACGACAGAAACTGCTTCGTCGCGTTCTGGTCCGCCTTGTTCAACGACTCCAGTTCGCTCGACTCGGCGATCCAGATCGACTGCATGGCCAGCATGCTGTCCTTGTCGCCCATGCGAATCGCGTTGTCGGTAAACCACGGCCAGGCCAGCGTGCGGAACACCGTGCTCTTCTTTGCGCCCTGTGGCCCCTTCAGGATCAGCATGTAGTCGAACTTGCAACCCGGCCGCAATGCCCGGTTGACCATGCCAAGAATGAACAGGCGGCCGACCAGACGGCTGTAGGGCGACTGGTCCACGCCCAGCACGTCGGCGGCCCAGAAATCCAGCCGCTGCGTCCCGTCCCAACGCTCGGCCTTCACCGTATCGACCACCGGGTTGTAGCGCAGCTCGCGCGCCACCATCTGCACGCCGTCGCGCAGCGTCGTCTTGGCTTTCAGCAGCAGACCGTACACGCGCGCCAGGTACTCGCCCAGCATCAGGTCGTCCTGGTCATCCCATTCGCCGGCTTCGCCGCCCCATGGTGGCGGCCGGCTGAGTTCGATCAACTCAGTGAACTGGTTCAGCCGCACCAGCCCGCGCAGATCGGGATCGTGACGCAGGCAGTACAGCACGTTCTCGCGGCAATCCTTGGGCGAACCGCTGGACGAACGAATCAGCCGCGCGTGGGCGCCTTCTTCATCGTCGCCCCCGGCAACCGGACCATGCCCTGCGGCAGCCGGAACCGTCGCGCGCGGTGACTTCTGACGGCGCGGCGCAGTCCACCCGGCTTCTTTTGCCCGCGCAAAAATGACCGCCACCGCATCGTCGGGTGACTTGTCAGCGGTGAACGACTTCCAGTGCGTCTGCAGATCGGCCGCACCCTGATACTTCGCGCTGCGCGCGCTCCAGGCGTCCCACAGGCCGAAGCCGAACTCGCCAAACGCCGCACGCAAGGCCCAGCCGATGCTGATCCAGTCGTTGTAGCCCAGGTCGGGCGAGATCGCCTGCAAAGCGCTCTCCACGCGGCTGCGCAATTCGGCCGGCGAATCCGGCGCGCGCACTGGCAAGGCTGCGGCCGGTGTCGGTGCCGGTGCCCGGCGGCGTCCCTTGGCCTCGTCGATCGTCGTGTGCAGGCGCTTGAGCACCGCCTCGTCGATCACCGTCACATCCGGCGGCGTGTCCGGCCAGCGGCGCCCCGTCACCGTGAAGAACTGCCGGCCGCAGAACATCTCCAGGCCGATGTCGTTGCTCTTGTTCGTGTGCGTCGTGCCCTGCACGATGATGTGCACACCCCTGCCGCTGGGTGAATACTCGGTGAACGAAGCGCACGCTTCGATGATGCGCGCACAGCGCTCAGTGGCCTGGCCGGTGTCAGCGTCCACCGCGCCATCGATGTCGATCCCGATCAGCCCATCGTCGGGCAGAAACGCAAAGCCGACCCCCGACCACCCGCCCCGCTCATACGCGCGCCGCGCCACGTCCAGCGTGGCCAGCCGCTGGCGGTCACGGTCGCTGCCCTGGTCGCCCGTGCGGCGGCCACCGGCCACGTAATACGGCATCTTGGCCGGCTTGGCCTGACCGGGCTTTGCCTCGAACTTCCACAGCAGCCACTGCTGCCTGGCCGCCAGCAGTGGCGGCACGTCCTGCCACACCGGCACGGTGCATTGATTCGGCAAACTGTCCCCTCTCGTCGTTCTTATTGGCCCGGCGCGCCCGTCAGACCGCCGACCAGCGCTGCATCAGCGCGGCCAGCTCGCAGCGCTGGCGCGGCGCCGGGCGTGGGGCCGGTGCGTACTCGGCTACCGGGCGATTGCGGTAATGAACGCGGCGGGTGCGCAC